TTTTTGTAAAAGTCGTTGAAAAAGTTTGATTAGAGCTTCCTGTTTTTACTGCCATAAATGCTGGTGTATTTTTACCACCAGCACCAGTTACAGTTCCTGTAAATGCAAAGTTATCTGCTAAATTTATTGATTCTGATTGTATTTTATCTATTGCCATAATTTATTAAACTCCTATTAATTTGTATCCTAAAAATTCTGATTGTGTTGAATCGTTTTTTATAGTTATATTATTTCCGCTAACATTATCTGCTTTAGCCCAAGCCTCAATATAATCTCCAACTGCTAATGTTTCAGTACAGGAAAGATCAAAACCAACAAAATATCCTGAATGAAAAATTTTTGTTCCTGAACCCCCATATAATAATTTTTTTGCGACTTCCGAACCATTTTTTCTAAAATTAAGAACATACTGCTCATTATGATCTGATTGTGAAAATCTTATTCTTGCATAAAAAAAATATTTTCCAGCTTGTCCAGATGGAACTGTAAATCTTTTATCTGTTGTGCTATACGCACTTGCGGTATCATAATCTTCTGTGTCAAAGTTTATTTTAGTATCAGTAGCATCATTAATAGTTTGAGAAGAACCAAGATATGCTGAAAAAGCTGGAGTGTTAGTTCCACCAATACCAGATACAAAGTTTGCTCTAGTCATTTTTCTTAATGCACTAGCTGATGTGTCATGAATTAATATTGTGTCATCTGTTGCAATAGAAGTTTCAGCAGTTTGACCAGTAATTATTGTAGGTGCAGTTTGATCACTACCCACAGATGCGTTAGGTGCATTTACAGTTTGTAAAGCTCTGCCTAAAAACACACAGTACATAGTATCTGTACCATTTGTAAGTGCAGCAGATAAAGTAAGTGTAGTACCAGATGCAGTATATGCTTTACCAGATCCTGGTTCTTGAACCACATTATTAATTACCAATCTAATATCGTTTTCATTTACAACACTATGACTAAGTGTGTATGCAGTTTGAGAATTAACAATAGTAAAAACTTGTTTCTCAAAACTAGCAAAACTTTCTGCTGGTGTATTACCTATGTAAGCCATTTATATAATCCTTATGTACTAATTGAATCTACTACTGATAAAATGCAATCCACAGCACTTGCTGTGTTTGATAATGCTTCAACACTATCTCCTGATTGTAAAACTACTTTACTACCACCATCTATAAGTTCTAAAGAACCTCCTGCTGGTATTGGTGCATCTTTTATCAAATAATAGCTTGTGCTAGAGTTTTTAACAGTAGCATCTACAGTTACTGCTGTTGTGCCTTTATTAGCAAATCTCATACCAATAATTGCATCATCACTATCAGCTGCTGCTCTTATTTCTGTAGCAGATGTGCCTATGCTTGTTTTTAAAACTCTTTCAAAATCTTGTGCCATTATTTCATCCTTCTATTATTATTTTCATTATAAAGCGATTGCCATTGCGACAGCAAACCCAGCACTTGCTTTGCTAGAATTTGCGTCAACTAAAGTTACTACTCTTGATAAAGCTGCTTTTCTATTAGTACCACCAGCTCCATCATCAACTACAATTAAATCAGACGTAGCTAAATCTGCTCCTATATCAGTTCCACCATCTATATCAATAGCAGCTAAAGGTAAACTTCCTGTATCTCCAGTACCAATAAGTGTTCCTGTTGATGTAGGTAAAGTTAAAACTGCAGAACTTCCTGCTGAGTGTGCAGGGCCTTTTAATTGAACTCCATGAGAATTTTGTTCACAATTAAATTGAATTGTACCTGGATTATCATTACCTTTAACTGTTACATGTCCACTTCCATTTGGTGTTAAATTAATATCTCCATTAGATACAGATACAATATCAGATATAACTGGTGAAGTTAAAGTTTTGTTTGTTAAAGTTTGTGTTCCAGTAAGAGTTACATCTCCAACATTAGCTGGTTGTACTTCTGTAAATGTAATAGTATCAGATCCTAATGAAGCATCAGAATCAGTAGTACATAGAAACATTTTTTCAGCATTAGTAGATCCTTCTTGGATAATAACTAACTGTCCTGCTAGTTCTCCAATAGCATCAAAGTCTGTATCTCTAGATGCAGTACCTGAAGCTACTACTGTATATACACCATTTTGTGATGCAGTAGATTGATTTTTAACTAATACTCTGTTTCCAGTAGCAAGAGTTATTCCATCTAAAGTATCACCATTTTGTAAATCTGATGATAATGTAACATTAGCTGTTGTTGCAGCTCTACAAATAATTCTAGTTTTAAGTCCAGCAACAAGATCATCTACATATGTTTTTGTAGCTGCATCTGATCCAGATGAAGGTGCTCCTAGTCCAGTAATAGATCCACCAGATATAGAAACACTATTAGCTGCTTGTGTAGATATTGATCCAAGTCCAAGTGATGTTCTTGCAGTTGATCCTGTTTCTGCTACCCAAGTTGATCCACTTCCAACAATAAAGTTACCATCTGTAGTCGCTAAAGCACCAATTGCTGTTAAACTAGCGTTGGATGCTTCTCTTGCATCTAGTTGTGTTTGTATGTTTGAGCTTACACCATTAAGATAACCAAACTCTGTATTAGAGATTGTACCATCATGAATTTTAGTTGCATCTATTGCAGCAGAAGCATTTATGTCTGCATTTACAATAGCACCATCATTAATTTTTGCTGATGTGATTGCACTATCTGCTATTTTTGCAGTAGTAACTTGGCTATCTGCTATGTGTGCAGTATCAATAGATCCATCTGTATAGTGTTCACTATCAATAGCATCATCAGCTATTTTAGCATTTGTAATAGCATCTCCTGCAATTTTTGCAGTGGTAACATTTGCATCTGTAATTTTTGCTGTTGTTATTTGTGCATCTGCTATATGAGCTGTGTCTATTGAACCATCAGTATAATGTTCTGAATTAATAGCATCATCTGCAATCTTAGCTCCAGTTACAGCGTCAGCTGCAATCTTAGCTGTAGATACAGAACTAGATTTTAAATTGGCTGCATCAATAACATCTTCAGGTATAGAATCATTTGTTTGTGAAAGTACACCAACATAGATTGTAAGAGATTCATTTGATAATGATCCACTATCCCAAGTAACATTTACTGTTGTATTGGTTGAAAATGATGAGCTAGATATTGTTCCAACTATCGTTCCAGTAGATGATCCTACTGCTTTAATTCTTCTTCCAGCATGGTAAAAAGATGTAACGTTAGATCCAGATATTGTGAAAGATGTAGCACTAGCATATGCTGCTGTAAATGATCCATCTCCATCACCATATATAACCCATTGAGAGTCATTGTAAAACTCTCTTATATCAGCTGCAAAAGCTCTAAAGGCATTATTAATATTAGAAGGTAACATACCTTCTGCAATACTAACTCCTCCTACTGAACTGTTATTTGCTGCTGTTGAACTATAGTCTTTTATTCCTGCCATATTTCTCCTTAATTCATAAACCAAGCAAAAGCTTTATCGCTTTCTGTATTGTTCTTATTTATTAATCTGTTTACTGCTTCTTCAAGTTGTCTTTGAAAAAATTCTTGTGTTTCAAATGAATATCTTACATTATCAATATTAGTTTTCTCACTCATCTTATACCTGCCCTTGTTGCTAGAAAGTCTACGCCTTGTGCATGTGTAAATGTAGTGCCTGATGCAACTTTAACATTGGCTCTAATATATCTACCAGACTTACGTACTGGATTCATACCACTAGCGTTTTGTGTTACTGATGATGATTCTGTTTCGTCATCTGCAACTCTTTCTCTTGTTTTAACTGTTAATGTAGAAGCTGCGTCTACAATAGGTCTAACACCAGTTACATTAGCTCTTTGTCCAGGAAAAGGTTCTAATTCAGATGTTTCTACTTCACATTGATTATTAGTTCCTGAAAAAATAGCTGCTTTAAAATCGTTATCAATAGCTCCTAGAAACAACTGTCCACCACTCCAAAAGTCTGTATCTAGAGCTGCGTTAATGTTTTCTAGATTCTGAGATATAATATCCATTAATTCTACTGTATATGCTCCTACAAACTGAGAAAAGATTGTACTTGCATTTGTTTCACCAAGAGTCCATTTCTTAGTTGCATAATTATATATTAATATTCTATCACAAATACCAGTTGTGTTTGAAGTATTATTAACGCTTGGGTACAACCATATAGCTAACTGATTAAATGGATCTACAGCTGCACATATTCTATCTGTAAATGCTTTGTTTACATTAAGATCAAAAAATCTATTTATTTTTTCTGCACCAATTGGTGTTACAGAATCACCTGTTAATTGGTAAAAACCATCATCAGAATAAAAGAATACATTTCTATTATCTTGACATACTGTTCTACCATAAACAGCTCCTCTATTTGGTGATATTACTGATAGTCTAAATACAACTGCTCCACCAACATAGTCCATACGAATTATTTGATTTTGCCTAAATACATATCCTACCTCACCAGAAGTTATTGCTACTACCTGTTCTCT